GTAATGGCGTACTTGATCGGCCTACCCGCTGCCATTTCCCAACTCCCTTAGGGCTTGTGCGAACCCCTCACGCTCATCGTACGTGAGATGCTTGTATTCGGACGGTTGTACGCCGGTCCGCAGGCAGAACCGCGCCTGAGCGAGCGAGAACGGCGTTACTTCCCGCTCGCATTGGAAGGGTCCTCGGTGAGATCCCCGAATTGCGCTTCCAACTCCACGAGCGGAATATTCATGGTGGCGTTGTACGCCTCACGGTCCTTCATGCCATCTCGGCGGAAAGAGACGAAGATCAAGGCGCGAAGAAACTTGACTTTCTTTGCGCCCTTGCCGTCACCGTTCGGCCCTAGCATGTCCTCGACCTCATAGCCGAATGCCTTTGAGATGGCGATCTCGTCGAACCCGTTGAGGGATCGAGCGAGAGCGTCGATGGATACCGGTTCAGCCGACATCAAGTCCTGCTTTCTCTAGTAGTCGCGTTAGTCCTGACTCTAGCATCTCAGCGGCGCGAGTCTCCATCACGGCATCCGTACGCCCGGTGAAGTCGGCAGGACGGATACCCCTAGCAGGCCATCCGTAGTTGATTACGCGGGCGTAGGGCACGCGGGCCTTACCGGCCGTAACGACAGCCTTATTCTTTGCCCTGTTGCCCCGTACCGTGCGCCTGAGATCACCCGACCGCACGGGAACGAACGTTTGCATGACGTCGGCAGACACGTTGGCGATGTCGGCGAATACGTCCTTGATGTCGTCAAGGGCTACGCCCGCTTGCTCAAGGTCCTTGATAAGCGAGCGCAGCCCCTCAACGGCGATAGCCATTACGGCAGGGTGTCCGGAACCGGCTTGCCCGTGAGCGGCCACGAGACATCCACCGTGGCGGTAGCGCCGGGCGCGGCGTTCGCCTCACCGCCCATGATCGAGCCGTCCGGTTCCATGACGATTGCCGTAGCCGAATACACCGGGGTGTCTTCGGCGATGGTCGAGCCAAAGTACGGCGTGTACAGGAACTCGACCTCTGTTCCCGGAGAGTCGTACATGACACGCCAGAGCGAACCCGCCGCGTGGTCCTCGGCAATGGTCATGTTCACCGAGTAGTCACGTACACCGCCCGCGCGTGCAGCGGCGAACGACTGAAACCCCGCGTCCGCTTCTGCGGACTCGATGGTTGCCGTTGACGCATCCGCCGAACGGTCCATGCCATCAACGCTGATCGCGATGAGGCGAACCTTTACCTGAGTCATTCCTACTCTCCTAGGTTGATAAACGAACGGATTTCGATAACCACGCCCGCGACTGTCGTTCCTGCCATGGCGTATTCGCCGTGACCGGTCACCGTGACTACATCATACGGCGACGTTGCGAGAGCCACTACAACATCCTGCACGTGTGCATCTAGCGCCGCGTCCGTGGCCTCATTATCCCCCTTTTCCACGACCGCCAACACGAGCAAGTCAAGTTGGTAATTGCGGAATGGGATCGGCTCGGTTGGCGACGAGAGATAGGGATCACTCGGCGCGACCACACAGAACCGCCCCGATGCGACCTCGGGCGCGTGCGTGAACACGCGCAGGTCCGCGCCCTCAAGCGCTAGTTTCGCGTCGTTACGCGCGTCTGCAAGGCTCACCATTGGGGCACAAACCTATTCAGGATCGGATACGCGAGGTACATAGGATCGCGAGCGATTCGGAACGTCGTTGCCGTTACGCCCGCGTCCGTGACGAACTGCGAGTTGACAACACCGTTGGGCGCGTTCCGCTGAGCGTAGATGTAAGCGGCTGTCAACTTGACTGCCTGATCAATCGCCCATCCGGGAACCCCGTTGACGTCACTGTTGCCCGTGCCCCTGAGCGCGACCATTTCCGCGCCGATCCCCGATGATGGAGCAGTCCATGAGATCGCGGCATCGGGAGCGGGTGACGCGTCCAACTGCCGTACACCGGTCCACTGATAGGACCGCGTCCCCGACAGGTCGGGAACCCCATTGACGTAGGCGACAACCTCGGAGAGCGGCGACCACAGAGCAGGCAGGGACGTCGGGACGTGATCGTTTCCGGCCGTGAACTCGGCACCGAACATGACGACACCGAGCGCGGGAATCGTGTCGAGCGTGGCGTTTCCCGCGATAATGCCGTCTTGGCCGGGCACGCTAGATCCGCCATAGGGGGACGAGTAGCCCGATACCGGGGTAATCGGGTCTACGTTGCGTACGAGCGCGGCAGTGACGACCGTACGCCCTCCCCCCGCCAGGGAAAGCACGTACTGAGCGGGCTCAGGGTCAGGCCCGACGAACTTACCGAGGACTCGGGACCTGCGGCGCGTCTGAGATACGGGTTCGTCGTACGCCACACCGAGCGAAACGAACCCCTCGGAGGACGGCTCAGAGCCGCCCTGATGATTGCGGACGAACAACAGGACTAGGTCACCCTCGATGCCGCCAGTTGGCGAGGGAACCACGGGGGTTCCCGATGAGAGATCGGTAGCGGTCGTAAGGCTTCCGACGATGGACGGGACGACGTACGCCGATTCCCCGCCAACGTAGTTGTTGACGAGTTCGCGCGCGGTCCCGAGCGCGTCGGCAACCAAGTTGGCTGCCGACGCGCCCGCGTTGACGTAGTCGATTACGTCTTGAACCGTGATCGTCATCAGATCGCGGTGACCGTGATCCGCTTGAGCCCCTCGGCGTCCTTGGTACCGTGCGCCATGAAGCCGTGCAGGCTGAAATCGTTGGTCAGGTTGATGATGTCCTCATCCTGCAGCGCGAACGGCGCGCCGCTGGACTCCCACGAGCGGTAAGCCTGCGAGGATGCTACGTGCATCTGCAGGGTGCCGAATCGGGGGATGACGAGGACGGGAAGATCACCGATGTTTCCGCCCTGTCGAACAACGCCAGCGGAACCGGTGAAGGACTGGCCGTTGCCGTCGAAATCCCAGTCGAAGATGCCCGCGAGCGCCCCGTAAACGTCACGGGAAACAAGCATGGCCTCGGCGGTGAGACCGAGGGAGTCGTCCTCGATCTCTCCAGCGGCCTGCATGGCGAGCGCCACGAGGTTGGCCTTGGTCTCGGCGGTGAGATCCGCGATGGTCGCCATGGAAGTGGACGCGGCGATCATGCCGGTACGGAATGCGGCTTCCGTGTCGCGGGCGTACATGAGTTGCTGAAACTCAAGTACCCCGTTGAGGTAGGAAGCGTCACCGCGCCGGATGGCCTGACGAGTGGCGCGGGCGTAGTTGCCGAAGGTCTCGACAGGGGCCGACTCGGGCACGATCTCGACCTCGACATAGTCAAGGTTGGCACCCTCGGAATCCTGTTTGCCGTCGCCATCGGCAGACGTGGACGGCGCGCCGGGGTAGTCGACCGTGTTACCGCGCTCAGGCAGGTTCGCGGACGAGAACCACGACATGAGGGGGCGCTGCTGTCGCTGAAACGCCATGGCCTCACTGAGCCACGTGTTCTGCTGATCAACTGCGGCCTGAGCCTCGGTCGCGGGGGGCGTAGCATCCGCAGCGCGGAAGTAGGCGCGTGCGCCGTCGTCGCCCCGGTGAGCGGCAAGGAGAGCCTCACCAGCGGAACGGAACTGCGGGACAGCCGGGGGCGTAGCGTCGACGCGAGCCGCGACCGCATCCATGCGGACCTGCAGCGCGTCAATAGCGGCCTGAGCCGCCTCAAGAGCGTCGTTGGGCACTTCGGTTTCCTCCTCATCGTCGGCGGACGGGGGTTCCGTGTCGCCGTCTGTCTCATCCTCGGTAGGCATGTCCTCGGAGAGCGTTTCGTTGCCCTCAAGGTCTTCCTTGATTGAGCGTGTCTCCAATACTACAGCGCCGCGATACGCGGGGTTCGTAACAAGAGAGACCTCTAGCAGTTCGGCGCGAACAATGACGGTTACTTCGCCGTCCTGCCTGACCTCATCGGGCACGAATCCGACAGAGCCGTAAGGCAGTTTCCCGTCCTTTGCCAGATCGCGGGCGCGTGCGCCAATCGGGCTGTCAAAGAAGGTCGCATAGACGACATATCCCGCGTCCTCGTTTCGACCGACCCACGAGCCGACCGAAATACCGCCCTCTAGGTGGTCATGCTGGACATAGAGCGCGCCGGTAGCGCCGTCGCGCAGCGATTCAGGCTCGAAACGCTCGCCTACCGCTTCCGAGACCTCGCCATACGGCATCGCCACAAGTCGGACATGCCAATCAACATCCGTCTCAGTCGGTGGCGCTTCCGTCGTCACCGCTCGGAACAGCGTCTGTACCGTCATCCGGAGTTTCCTCACTCTCATTACTAGGTGTCTCAAGTGTAGCGTTCATGCGCGTGAGATCGTCCTCGTTAAACCGCGCGTCCTGCCCGTTGGGAAGCATCCACGAGAACGCACGCTCGATCTCGGTCATGTAGCGACTAAGAGTCTGCTGCAGGAACACGAGGTTACCGTCCTGCAAGTTCTGATAGGTCTCAGTCGAGCCGTCGAGCGGTGCGAGCAAGACAGCGGCAGGGATGCCGAATAGGCGCGCGATGTTGGTTGTGGTCGCGTTGAGAACCTCCATGAACTGAGCCTGTTCAGGAGTGGCGAGAGTGGAGACGTATTCGGTTCCACGAGACAGCACGGCGAGCCCGTCATGCCGCCTAAGGAATTCCTTCCACCCCTCTGCCATCGCGGTCGACTCGGAAGCGTTGAGCGACTCAGGAGACTTGAGATAACCCTTGGGCACGCCCTCGGGATTGGTCCACTGTTCCGCGTACTCCCGCAGGCGCAACAGCGCGGCGACTTCCTCACCACACGCCTGCAATGGCCCGTCCGGCTTGAGGATGCCAGGACGGCGCACCAACTTGAGATGGTAGGTGTCTAGCGTGACGTCCTTCCCTCGCCACTGCAGGACGGGATCGGCGAACGGGTCGTTAGTGGGGTCAGTTACCGAGACCTCGGCGGACGGGAGGACCGCATAGCGACCGCGCGTCACCGAGCGCGAGAGGAACGCATTGCCCGTGGTCGCAAGATCGAACGCGAGACCCTCCACGAGCGGTCCGGAGGTATCCGGCTTGAGCAACGGATGTGGGCGCTCTGTCACGAGCGCCTCACCCCGGTATCCCTGCAGTCGCATCATGGCAATCGTGGTCAGGATGACCTGTACGGCACGAAAGACGGATGCCAACGTGAGCGCTTCGGACACCGACGCGCCGAGACCCGAGTCCCTCGATGGGGCAACGGTGATATTGCGGGTTTCGACGCGTGGCGCGTCATGCGAAATCACTGCAGATTCCTGCAAATTTCTGCGCTTCATAATGGCCATGGGTTCATGCTACGTCAGAACACCATTACCCCTGCGCCTGCAGACGCGAGGGGTTCGAGCACCCATGACGCAGCCTTGACAGCGTCCGCGCGCGTCACCGATGTGACACGGTGACCCTCGGCGGTCGCCATGGTGCGCACGGCTGCCAGTTGGCCCGGGAGGACGTCACCGGAGAGACTGAGGGGCTGCCCGAACATGCCTTGCCAGATCTTTGCCGCTTCGGCGACAGTGCCGCGCCCGGGCGTGACAACGCATCCGTTGTCACGCCACACCATGGCGGACGCGAGCGACGCGCCGACGCTCACCCGTCGCCCGGCTACCGCGCGCGCGGCATCGGATAGCGTGTCACACAGGTATGCATGTAGGTGCACTTTGTCACCGACGCGCCAACCCTCGACCACTGCCACGCCACGCGATCCGGGCCATTGCTCAACGGCCGTAGCATCGGGCGCGAACGTAGGCACGAGCGCGGCCATGCCGTCGAGCGCCTCACGCGACACGAGTTCGTCACCCGCGTACGTCGAGCCCTCTAGCGGCCAGATGTTCATGTACTGAGCGCGGAACCCCTCTAGCGGGTTCAGGTTGTCGGGGGATGGGTTGCGCTCTGCCTCTAGCGCTTCTAGGTACTTGTCTTCCATCATCTCGGCGCGGTCCTCTGACCAGTGCCCCGACGCGCTACGCCACGCGCTACGGTCGTCTGTGGCCGCGTCGGGGTCTGCGCCCCACAGCATCAACAGCGTGCCCTTAGATCCAGCCATAGCGGCTCTCATGCGACGCAGCATGAGGGATGACGCGCGCGTGTGCGCCGTTGACGTGAGATGCATCTGCGGCGAGATCCGTTCGAGGGTGGCCGGTTCGAGTCCCTCGGAGATCGTCTCGGGCTTGACCCCCCATGCCTCATCCACGAGCCCGTATGTCACGTCATAGCCGTACACGGCATCCTGAGCGCGTGCTAGCCATCGGTGTTCCCCGTCCGGGGTCTCAATGGCTTCCTTGCCGTTCGCGCGGGACACGATCCACTCATTCTCATCACACCAGCGCCACGCGCCGCGCTGGATCTCCCGCACGATTGCCATGTCTTTACCGGTGTGCATGACCGTCTGCGGCTCGCCGTACCGGTGAGCGTTGCTCAGTCGGTCCATGGCCTGCAGGCGCAGGCGCACCGACTTGCCGTTTCGGCGCGGGGCACTGTCGATGATCGAGCGGAACACTAGCCGTCCCTCGGCGTCGTGCGCCAACTGCAGGTAGGCGGCAAGGCACTGCCACCAACGCAGGCGCACCCCGTGGACGCGCTCAGCCCAAGCGATGTGCTCACCGCCGTACGAGCCCGCGACCGTCGCGGGAAGCGGCGTGATGAGACGAGGGACGCCAGCGTCTCTAGGCACGTCAAGAATCCGGGCAGGCAGGACGCCAGCGGCAGACCGGAGGAATCCCCCCCAGTCGGGGGTTGCTGCTTTTAAATCGTCTCCTGTCTTTTTAGACGTGATGCTTCCTGATTCGTTGACAGAAACCCCGCTCTGACCTGCATGTTTACCTTGGGGAGAGATTTTCAGGGATCGGAAGAGCGTCGTGTAGG